GCTGTATAATATTCTTCTTTCACACAACGTATGTCCCGAGCAAGCAAGAGCTGTTCTTCCTCAGTCTATGATGACAGAGTTTATTGAAACAGGCTCTCTTGCGGCATATGCTCGTCTTTATAAATTGAGAAGTGATCCAACTGCTCAGCGTGAGATTCAGGAGTTAGCTGCATGTGTTGGGAATCTTCTAGCAGAGAGATTTCCTATTTCTTGGCGCGCCTTAACGTCTTCCGCGCCTGCGTAATCAAAACAGGTTTACCACGTTTCATAGAAAAATGCTTTAGAGTTCTTCCCTGAGGCCATAAAATACTTTTAGTGCAGATAGCGATTGCTATTCCTTCTCTATCTGCAGTAGAAAAACTCGCGGATCTCCCGGTTGATGCACTTCGTCCACCACGCTTTAATGAAGCAGCCCTAAAGTTCTTTGAAATCTTTTTGACGCAACTGGCAAACCGTTCTGCTTGTGTTGGCATTTATTAATGAACGCAAGAAGATTGCTTCCATGTAGTGTCACAATGTACACACTGATACATCCAAACTAGATTCTTTTCATTAATCTTGATTGCAACAACATCTGATTTTACAGACTTTGCTCGTGATGCACAGCTATCATTCGGACATTCAATATTTGAAAGATGATTCAGCGTTGGATCATTCTTGAGATAGGGATTCAAAACTAGACGTGCAGTCTTATCTTCGCGAAGAATATGCTCATAAACTAGAGGATTTTCTGCACTGACTGGCTCCTTATAGGCACACTTGCGGCAGGAAAGAACCGCTACCTTCTTTCCATCTACCGTATCTTCATCAATTCCAAATAACATATTGCGACAAGCAGGACAGAATTTCATTATTGTAGTTAATCTGCTACAATTAAACAGATTCCGTTTTTGTGTTGGTGTATTCAAAATGGATTAACCTGTTTAATGTTATTTTTAACATAAAAATGTCAATACATCCAAGAAGAATTGAATGGTTTCATGAGGAAAGATCAGAAGTATTTGATTTCTCTCATGAAATAAGAGAAGCAATTGAAGATTCTAAAAAACACTTAATTATCTCAGCTCCAGTAAAATGTGGTAAAAGAATTATTGTCGAGTGCACAACATTGGTTATGCCAGAATACAAACATATATATTTATGTTCTCTCAACAGAAAGGATGTAAAGAAACAAAAGGATGAATTAGAGCAATATGGAATTTTATTACGATGTATCTTTAATGATAAAGAAACTGAAGAAGCAGTTAAAGAAATCAAATATTTACTATCGTTGGGTAAACAATTAATTATTCATTTTGATGAATGTGATTATGGAAGTGGAAAAAAACAAAAAATGTCAAAAATATTTCAAGAAGTTAAAAACAATGAAAAAATTATTAAACTATATTATTCAGCTACACCAGAAGAAGCGGTATATTCAAATTTAACACAAAGAAATGATTATGAACTACTAGAGTTTGTTCCGCCAGATTCATATCGTGGAGCACAGTATTTTCTAGATAACGACTTAGTATTTGAACCTGAAAATGCGTTTGAAAAAATCGAAGGAAGAATATACTTTACGGATCATGGTAAAAAAGTATTACAAGATAGTATTAAGTTAGAAAGAAATATAGCAATATTTCGAAATACTAATCGAGGTATGTCTGGAGATTTGCTTAAAGCAAATAAGGAGAATTTAGAACTAGATATATCGAGACTTAATATTGATTATAGATCTATTACTATAAAAATTGTTGATGCCAATGACTCATTTGATTGGGAAGATGAAGAAGTTAGAAATGGCTATATACTCAATACTGGAAAGATATTTATATTCATTATAAATCAGACTTGTGGTCGTGGCACAGATTTGAACGGATGGCATCATAGAATAGCATGTTGGCACGACTGTCGTAATGCTAAAAAATCAAACTTAAATACTATACTTCAAGCAATTCTAAGACCTAGTTATTATATTACAAACTACTGTAGATCTCACGGAGTATCTACTAAAAAATGTATAAATGAAGGATGTGTTCCAGAAGAACAACCTATACGAATGTATGTTCCGACTATTTCTATGGAAACGGCGGGAACAGGAAATATTCAAGAATATGTAAATGCAGGTGGTAAACCTCCAACTAGAACTACAAAAGGAAAATCAACTGCACAATACGATATATGTCAGGGGACATATGCTGAAATAAATCATCATATTTTACAATCAGGGTTTTCAGGAAAAAGCATAGAAGAATTTGAGAAAGAAGGTGAATTTTATAAATCTGGAAGAGTTCTTGGCATGGGAACCAGTCGAATTCCAAACCGACCCGTAACTCTTGAAGAAGCTCATTCTACGATGAGACTACAGTATCAACGAACTAATTATACAGTTATTCCATGTTATATGAATCTTTCTAATCCGGAATCCTTAACATGGGTTGCTATTAGAAAACTTACAAAGCAGCCAAATAAATCACCTATTGAAACTCTTAAATCAAGTATGTATCATTAAAAATGGATTTAATTGGCGCACAATATTGCATTACAACACAAAAATGGCAGACAACAAGATTCAAAAGTTAGTCCTTAAGATACAACGCTCGTCAATTCAAGGTGGGATTCCAAATGAAAGCTACCCGGAAAATCTGTTGAGAGACTCTCGTCTAACAAACCATATTCCAACTCATGCTGTGATGGTATGGAAGAATTGTAAGAGTGCTGGAAAAGACAGTAAGTTCACTGATATCTCTGGGACTTCATTCTTTGCAGAAGGAAAGTGCATTAATCAAACACGCGGTGTATGTCTTCGTCCAAGTGTAGACACTGGTTCAGGACGTGGCTTTCATCAAGAGAATCTCGACGCATGCTTTGCAAAAAACTCATTCTACTTTCTGTATGAAACTACTGTGATTACAGATACTACAGTTCAATTTGACATTTATTGGGTTCCTATTGCAGTAATTTGTCAATGGTATTCTGAAAAGGGAAATAAAGGGACAATTACTTACCCTAGACTCAAGGAGTGTATTGCTCGATGCGAGATTGAGCAAATTGAAGAAAGTTGGAATTAATATCAATACCACTTCCATTGATACCGAGTTTCTTACAAGCTACCAAAGTTGTTCCTGAGCCAATAAATGGATCTAAGATATGAACGTCTTTTTTATCTCCTATTGCTAACTTAATACACTTTTCTGCTAGTTCCACTGGAAATGACGCAGGATGTTCTCCTTTTTCAGATTTATGTTGAACAGTTTCATATTTTATAAACCATGTATTCCCTCTACAACGAACATCTGGTTTTTCAACTCCAGTCTTTTCAACCTTTTTAGAACGCTCCCTAAGGTTGCTTTTGTGCATATAGGGAACTCCAATTGCCAGTCTTTCTAGTTTGATATCACCCTTTTTAGTAAAGTGTAAAATAGTTTCATTAGTAACATTCAAGAATCTATGAGAGTTTATAGGTTTGAAATGACCGTATGAAACATCATCAATACTTATATTTTTCACCCAGGTAATATTATTTTGTAGAATAAACTCACTTCTTAATTTTTGGGCTACATCCATTGCAATCCACGGTTCTATATTCGAATAGCCAATATTTATAAATACAGAACCTTCATCTTTTAGAACTCGTTTACACTCTTGGAATACAACAAGAATCCAATCTAAATATATATCCATAGGTTTTTTATCATCTACCTTATTACCATAATCCTTTCCAATGTTGTAAGGAGGCGATGTAACAATACAGTCAAATACTTTTGCAGGCAGTTCTTTAAGTTTTTCTATCACATCTCCTTCCAATAAATTAAATATTGGAGATTTAATATCCAATGCCTCATCTTTCTTACATGGCGTTTTTCTTTTAATATGAGTATCGTAATGACTTTTTTGTTTGAAAAGTCGTTGACATTTTTCGCATTGGTATTCGCCCATAGTTAATGTAGAATAACAAATAAACAAATCGATCCATTTTACACTAGTGCGTTCAAAACGGAATATTCGACAACTATTTATCTTCGCTCTCAACACGAATGTCTCAAACTATTAGTCTACAGCAGTTTCTCGACAATCATAAAGCGGACGGATTGTGGACACATACGTCGCTTAAGGGTGGCAAGTATTTCATCCCCGATGAACACAAAGACCAGTTTTACGGTCTCTATGTCGAGGAGATTATCAATCAAGAGAAGCAATATTTAACTGAAAAGTCGAGCGACATTGGTCCTCTGCGTGTTGATTTTGATTTCATTTATGGAAATGAAGTGCAGAAGCATCTTCATACTCGTGAGCAAGTGACCAGCTTTTGTGAAGCCTACATGAACGAGATTTCAACATATTTGGACTTACCGAGTATCGTAGACCTTTATATCATGGAGAAGCGCAAGCCGACTCTGGATACGAAGAAGAATCGCATGAAGTCTGGTATTCACATTGTAGTTCCACAAGTTTGTACTCACAAGTTTGTAGAGCAGCGCGCTCGTCGTAATCTACTCAAGAATATGGGAACTTACTTCAGCAGTCTTCCTCTTTCCGAGACATGGGAGAAGATCTATGATGAGGGAGTTGTGAATCGCAGCGTGCCTTGGACTATTTATGGCTCACGCAAGAACGATCCCAATTCTCTTCCATATTTGACAGCATATATTCTGCAATTTGATTCGCAAAAGAAGACTCTTCGAATGATTGAGAATGTTCCTCCAATTTCAGTTCCTATCATGCGAACTCTATCGCTAGTTCGCGATGACTCTGATGAGACTCCGATGACTGAAGAGGGAAAGAAGATCTACGCAAATTTGAACAAGCCCGATAACGAGGTTCTTATTTCAGGAGGATCCGCTGTTCTTCCCAGACGTGGGCGTCCTGCTACACGAGGAGAAAAGGCAGGTTCTCGAGACTCCTCTCCTGCAGGACGTATTATTCTACAACCACTGGATGCCGAGCGAAAGGACTACATCAAAGATCATACTATGAATCTAAAAGCAGAGAGGTATTCCGATTATAACTCTTGGGTTCAGGTTGGTATATGCCTTCACAATATTCATCCTGAACTTCTTGACGTATTTCTAGATTTCAGTTCACAAGATGAAACAAAGTATAACGAGGCAGATTGTATCAATAAATGGAACTCTCTAACCTTTCGTAATGATGGTGATCGTCTTGGAGAGGGAACTCTGCGGTATTGGTCTCGCGAAGATGATCGAGCTGAATATGACCGAATTGAGTCTACGAATGTGGATCGTCTTGTTACAGCAGCTTGTTCAGGAACCGAGCATGATGTGGCATGTGTAATTCATGCAAAGTTTCGTGACCATTATATCTGTTGTGATTTTGGAAAGAATGTATGGTATCGTTGGGCCGGACATATCTGGAAGGAGACCGATAGGGGAGTTGACCTTCAAATCAAGCTCTCTCGTCAGATTGCAGGAGTATTCTTCACCAAGATGCAGAGTATTGGAAATGACATGGCAAATCGTGGATTGACGTCCTGTTCGACAGAAGGAAAGGGAGATTGTGGTGCATGCGAATATTGTGATACCGAAAAGAAGCGCACTGGTCTTAACCAGATTTATACAAAACTAAAGACAACTCGTTTCAAGGATAATGTCATGAAGGAATGTCGTGAGTTGTTCTTCGATGAGAACTTTACCAAGAAGATTGATTCTAATAAGGATGTTATCGCATTCAATAATGGTGTTCTAGAACTACTTGATGAGTTTAAGTTTCGGGATGGAAAGCCAGAAGACTATCTATCATTCAGCACTGGAATTGATTATGATCCTGCTCGCACATATTATGATTATGAAGCATGGCCAAAAGTTGACACATTCATCAAGCAAGTTCTTCCTGACCCAGAAGTTCGTGACTACTTTATGAAGCATCTTGCTACAAATCTAGTAGGAGGCAATACAGCACAGAAGTTTCACATCATGACTGGATCTGGTTCAAATGGCAAGTCGATGGTGTTGAATTTGACTTCTACTGCTCTTGGTGATTATGCATGCACTGTTCCTATCTCACTCTTCACGCAGAAGCGTAAGGGTTCGGGAAATGCAGCACCAGAAGTTATTCGACTAAAGGGTCGTCGCTTCGTAACCATGCAGGAGCCGGATGAGTCTATTGCTCTGAATACTGGGCTTATGAAGGAAATCACTTCAGGCGAAAAGATGTATGCACGTGATCTATTCAAGTCAGGCACGGAGTTTGAAGTTCAAGCTAAGTTTCATCTTGCTTGCAACGATAAGCCCAAGATTAATACAACCGATGGCGGCACATGGCGTCGTCTAGTTGTTATCAATTTCAAGTCAAAGTTTGTTCCTAAGCCGATGGAGCCAAATGAGTATCCGATGGATGAATCAATTCAGTTTCTTGTTCAGTCAAAGGAATGGGCAACACCCTTTCTCAACTATTTAGTTCATACATTGAAGGAAGGCAAAGGACTTCGTAAGCTTCCTGCCCCCGATGCAGTTCTTGAGTATACTTCAGAGTATCGTAATGATAATGACGGTATCGCCAAATTCATTAGGGATAAGTTACTTGCTATTCGTGAAGGTGATGAAATTATACCAGTCGATAAGACATCTTTAAAGCGAACATTCAAGCAGTGGATGTCTGATAATGATGTTCGTCTATCTCCATCTGATATGGAAAAACGTGTAGAGCTTCAATTTGGAAAGTATCACAAAGGTGGATGGACTAGCTTTCGTATGGACAATTAACTACTGTGAACACATTTGCAGTTCTTGCATTGTTTCTGTGTTACATCTCCAAGATTTACTGAACGTCCAAAATCATGTTGGCCATTTGAAGACGAAGGACACTTGACAGGGCATACGCCTCCACCATGTCTACGCCGAGTCTTGCGAGCCTTTTTTCCACGCCGAGTTCTGTGACGACGACCACCCATCATTGTAGTTCCTGGAGCCTCAGGTGCAGCTCCAAACGCTTTTGCTCCATCTGAGTCATTTACAAGAGCAGGAGGAAGCTTCAAAGCAGATTTCACAGCATCAGCATGCTGCTGAGGAGTCTTTCCGGTTACTTCTGCAATTTTGGAACTAAACCAATCTCCAATACTAGCCATCTTTATTCAAGAGTCAGATTTTAACGACGACCTCCGATAGGAGCATACGACTTTAGATAAGGAAGCGTTGTGCTGACAACAAGCCATGCAATAAGGAGATTCATTGTTGCACCAATAGCATCTCCAATATTAAGCTTGACAGGTCCAACCTGAACTACCATTTTATCAACAGAAGCCTGTACGCCTGGAAAGATTGCAGCTATAAAAGGCGCAACTAGGTCACGTGTGATAGCAGTAAAAAACTGCGCAAGAGACATACCGACATAAAGACCGACCGCAATGGTGAGCACACTAGTAGATCCGTCCATTTATTCAAGCAACTAGATTTCTTTTTCATCTTGCGAAGAAGTAATGGATACCCGTTTCTGGGGACCATCTGGATGGGATTTATTCCATCGGATAGCGTCTCACTCTAAAGACCCTGCTGATGTTCTAAAACATATGGCAGAGATTCTGCCCTGTAAGTTTTGTCGTAACTCGACACGTAGAT